GCCACTGGCCTTCCAGGTGCAGGAGGCGGAAAAATAAATCAAGTTATTACAAGCACTACAACAAATACTACATCTTCAACAGCAGGAGCGGGGTATGTGGATGTTAGCGGATTATCTGTAACAATTACTCCGACACTTTCAACAAGTAAGATTCTTATAGTAACATCATTTATAATGTTAGGTTCTGGTCCAACATATCAAAACGGACTAGTTCAACTTGTAAGAGGAGCAACATCATTAAATGCTTCAATACTTGGTACTTACTATCCAAGTGGTGGTGGAGTCAATACTGGAAATTATGCTCAATATTCAATTCAATATGTGGATTCTCCAGCAACTACGAGTGCAACAACTTATAAGATGCAAATTAACAATGTTCTCAGCGCAAACAACTGGGGTGCAAATCCAAGCGCCCAATCAATTCAGATTACAGCAATGGAGATACTAGCATGAAAAACTTTAACGCAATACTTTATTTATACCCAGAAGCTGTATTCAGTATGGTAAACGATGACGTATCTATGATAACTTGGGTAGGTCAAGAGTATCCAATTCCGACTGCAAAACAATTAAGTGATGCAATCAAAGCAATAGAAGATAAAGAAGCACAAGATGTTTTAGATAAAGAAGAAGCAAAAAATTCAGCTCTTAGTAAGTTGCAAGCATTAGGTTTAACAGAAGCCGAAGCTAAAGCAATTGCGGGAGTATAGGAGATATTATGCCAATAGATTTTCCAAGTAGCCCATCATTAAATCAGTTATTTACAAGTAGTCAAAACACTTGGATCTGGGATGGCACAGCATGGACTCTACAAAGACTTACCACAGGTGCCACAGGCGCTACAGGCGCAACAGGCGCAACAGGCGCAACAGGCGCAGATAGCACAATCGTAGGCCCTACAGGACCAACAGGTGCCACAGGGTCAACAGGCGCTACAGGCGCAACAGGTGCTAACAGCACAGTAGCAGGGCCTACAGGCACAACAGGCGCAACTGGCGCTACAGGCGCTACAGGTGCAGACAGCACAGTCGCAGGCCCTACAGGAGCAACTGGCGCTACAGGCGCTAACAGCACAGTAGTCGGACCAACAGGCGCTACGGGCGCTACGGGCGCAACAGGCGCAACAGGCGCAGATAGCACAGTACCAGGACCAACTGGACCAACTGGTGAAACCTTTCCCTCACAGACTGGAAACTCAGGAAAATTTTTAAGCACAAACGGTACTTCAACTTTATGGAATACAGTTGCACAATATTCATTACCAGCACAATCTGGAAACTCTGGAAAATTTTTAACTACAAATGGAACGGCAGAGTCGTGGGCAGTTGTGGCAACAACAGCGTATTCAAATGGAACTAACACAGCAAATTCAAATAAGATATTTTATAACCAATCTGGAACGCCTCCAACAGGCACTGCAGCTGGCGATTTGTATATTTTTTACTAGGACCTGATATGGCAATAAGAGCATTTGACGGAAGCACCTGGCAAAATCAAAAATCATTAAGAATTTATGATGGTTCTATTTGGAATACAGCAAAGCAAGGCTGGGTTTACACTGGAACACAATGGTCTATTATGTATCCAGAATTTCCATTAAATACAGCAGCCCCTTCAATATCTGCAACAACTGGATTGACAGGAAGAATTGGATGCGTGTATACAGCATCTGTTGGTACTTGGAATGCAAATGATGCCTATTCTCCAGCATCTTATTCTTATCAATGGACAAGAAGTGGCACAGATATTTTTAATGCAACAGGATCATCATATACAACAGTTGCCGCAGATGTAGAGCAGGTAATCGGTTGTAGAATAACAGCAACAAATCTTAGAGGCAGCACACCAATTACAGTTTCATCTGGAGTTCAAATGCTTCCACAAGTTACAGCAGTAACCGCATCTGATAATACAGCAACACCTAATCCGCCAAGTGGAGTTTCAATTGGAAATACAGGGCTTTCATATTCTGGAAGTTTTACTACAATTGACTCTGTTCCTACTTATTTTGAAGCCGTCGGAGGCGGAACCGCAGGAACTCCTTCAGTAAATTCTTCAGCAAAAACATTCTCTGGAACAGGAACGGCAGGTAATGCAAGCGTTTCAATTAGAGGTGTTAATACAAATAAAAAAATTATTGTAAATTGGACTCAAGCTCCAGGAGCAGTATCCTATGATATATATCTAGGTGGATCTTTTTTTACAAACGTATCTGGAGTAGCTACAACTTATAATGAGTTTACAGTTACTGACACGTCTTCAAAAACATTTGCGGTATACCCAAGGTCCACTAATTATCAAGGATATGGAGTAACTGCAAGCCCTGCATCAGCATCAGATAAATATTCTGGTTATACAACAAGCTCTACAATATCATTAGCAAATCCAATTCCCGTAAACACATCTGTACCCACACTCTCTCCAACAGGCGGATACACAGCAGGACAAACACTAACATACGGAGTGGGTTCGTGGTCAAATACTCCAACATCATATGATCTACGACTATATAGAGGAACTCCAGGAGTTGTAACTAGTGAAACTTTAGTAGCAGCACCTGGAAACGTAACATCTGCAACTTATACAATTCCAGCCTCAGATTACGATGGAAGTAATAGATATTATTATAGAGCTTTTGCAACTGCAACTAATTCAGGAGGCACATCAAACGGTGGTACACTTACTCCTGGAACTGAAGGTGGCCCATTAGCACAACCAGTAGTTTTGCCTTCAGGAGGAACGGCTTCATTAAGCGGAAGCGTCTCTACTGGAAGCTTATTAAGCGCATCAACAAGTGGATGGGCAAACTCGCCAACTTCATATTTTATTAAGATTACAAGAGGAACACAAAACGTTGCTTCTTATGAAACTACAGTAGCATCAAGCAATTCTTCTTCTACAAGCTATACAGTTTTAGCAGGTGATGCGGGTTCTTATTTTAAAGCTTTTGCAACAGCAACCAACTCTGCAGGAACAACCTCAGAAGTAGCATCAGGAGAGCTAGGGCCTGCAACAAATCCAGTTGTTGTTACAGCACCAGGAGTTCCTTCTATTTCACAGGCTTATGACGGACTACTTTCAGGATTTTGGACCTGGACCCTAACTATTAATCAAGGTGGCGGAGGCACTCCGACAGGGTATGATTGGGAGTTGCAATTGTCAGATTCAAATACTTCAACAGTAGATGGGTCAGCATCGGGATCCGTAACAGGAAGCGGAACAAAAACAGTTACTAGAAACAGCTCTTCTTACAGCTATGCTCGTTGGAGAGCAAGAGCTAAAAACTCAGCAGGCACATCAGCCTATTCAGCATATACGGCATGGTTGTAATATGATATCAATAGAAGATAAAAAAGAAATTTTAAATGGTAGAATTGAAATATTAAATGATTTAATATTAAGACTTGAGCCATTTAAGAATGAAGACTCAGGTGATAAGATTTCTAATAATACTATTTTAGAAAATGCAAAATCTGAAAAAAACACATACAGTCAGTTACTGGCTGAATTATAAAAAGGAGAATAAAATGGCAACATACACAAAGCTAACAAATGATGAAAAAGCAGCAATTGTTGATGCAGAAGTTAGAAACCTTGAGTACCAGATGTACTCTTTAGAAGTTCAGCTTATTGCAGAAAATGCAAAGACTGAGCCAAACGCAGATTCAGTATCAAAGATTGAATCACTTATTGCTGAAAAGCAAACACAAATAGCAGCACTTTAATTTAAATAGGAGGATGGAATGTCATATAAAAATACAGTCTTAAACGACTTTCCAAACTCATTTTATTTATTAGATGAAGTAGAGTCTGGCCTTTTAGAAGACTATACCGAACTTCTATCTCAATTTGCTACATATCAAGCTTTAAAAGACAGCGGTTTAGTTTATTCACAATTAACTGGAATCTCTGTGTACGATTACTCGGGCAGCTTAAATAACGGATCCGCTTCTTCAACATCTCTAAGGCAAATAATGCCTTTGGTCACAGGGGGAATAAGGGGAACAGAAATGTTGCCTACTACGGAAATTACTTACAGCCCAAAGGGTATAGCAAATAAAAACTACAAAGATAACACTTTTTCGATAGAGGCTTGGGTTGTGCCTCCAGCATATAATGCTACTGCAACAATTGTAGGGGATACAAATATAGACACTGGAATTTTTTACGAAAACGGAAACATAATGTTTCAGGTTGGATCCAGTAAAGCAGAATACACGGTATCTAATTCTGAAGCAATCCATGTCGTAGGTATATTTCAAAGTAATCTTTTGTCTTTATATGTAAATGGTCTTTTAGTTGACACAGCGTCCTTAGATAATTTTAAATTTTCTAATGACATTACAACATTTAAAAGCGGTCCATCTACAGCAAAATTTGTAATAGATTCAGTAGGGTTTTACAGATATGCACTATCATCTTCTCAAATCTTAAATCATTACAATGAGGGCACAAAAGAAGTCAATATATCTCAAATTGTATCAATAGATAACGGCTACTTATTTAGTATGAATACTGAATCAATTCAGCGTAAATTCTCATATAGCTATCCAGTTTCAAAAATGTGGGGGGAGCTAAATGTAAATGGACAATATCTATCATCCGATCAATCTTATGTGTATATCCCAGAAGCAGTGGGCGCCAAATCCTTTTCTTTTACAGATCACCTTATTGTTCCAAATTATTTAGGAATAACCAGCTCACAGATACACTGGCAAAATGACGTAAAGGGAATTCTGGTAGAGGCAAGTATAGATAACTTAGTATGGGAAACATGTGTAAATGGATCACCATTGCCATTCTTCAATAAGAATGATAATCAAATTTCAGATATCCTTTATCTAAGGATAACTTTATCTTCTGATGATGCTACTCGATATCTTCCTATTTTAAAGTCACTAGATATTGGTTTCTACAGCTCAAAGAAATTCTACAGCGATAACTCTGGATATTCAATATCTTCAGACTACGACTATTCTCTACCCAAGGTGAATAGTAAGACCTTGTCTTATAATAAAAATAATGGTCTTGTTATGTATGACGGGCACGGATTTTCTTTAAACAATGTTCCACCAGTTAAAACGGTAGAGGTTATATTTACCCCCCAGTACGACGATAATGTTTTGGTGAGCGGATCAGCCAGCAATTACGAATGGAATAATGCGGGAGTGATAACAAAATCAGGGATATCCTCAATTTACGTAAATGGTATAAATAGGACATCTGCGGTAAACGTCTGGGACTTCCTTGCAATAAATACCCCACATCATATAATTATTGAGTTTACATCATTAAACAGCAGTATTAAATTTAATCAAAATCAAAATGACTCTAAATCTGGATCGGGCCATATGTACAATAACCTTGCTGTATATGAAGACGCACTGACTCTATCTTCTAAGCTTAATCACTATCTATTATATACAGGCAACATAGTAAATCAAATAAATGACACCGCCTTTGGAATTGAAGAGTCCGCTCTGGGTGAAGATTTGACCCCATTCTTTATAACAGTGGTAGAGACAGAGTCCGTCAGCCTATAATTTTGTCCATCTCTTGTGCAAACTCTAGACTTTGGCATGAAATAATGGTATGATTTATGTCTATGGATATGAATAAGGCTAGATATAACATTAATGAAGAAGAATCAATCTTAGGCATATACGTCTGGGAGATGCCTGACGGCAGATGGATTGGAGACGACGATGGGAACTTTCTTTCAATCACGTCCAAAAAAGGAAATAGACCCAACATCGATGCTTTGGCTAGAGAAGTTCGCTCGTTCGGTATACATCAAGGCGGGCCTAAATTTCTTTCAGCAAGACGTAAAATCGATGACGAAGAGTTCGAGTATCAAAAGCAAAGACTTAATTGGGGACTAGTTCCAGATCCATATGATATTGGAAACTATAAAGACGAAATGAAAAAACAAGGTGGTTTAAGATGAGCGTAGAATTTCTTGGTGAAGATAACTCAGATAACATTATTGATATATCAAATACAGCAGACTGGTTTTCTTTTAAGAAGGATGAAAAAAGCAATGACCCATTTGCAGTAGGTCTGGAAGACATAAAGAAGCTAAGAGGTCTCGGATCATCATTTAAGCGTAAAATTAACAGAGAGTTTTCTAAATCATTTTCAGGTATTGAAGACACTGGAACACAGCAGAATTTACTCGCACAGGCCATTAGCGGATATGCAATGTTTGATCTTATTGAGCCTCCATACAACCAAGAGTACCTTTCAAAGATCTATGAAATTTCAACATATAACTATGCAGCAATTAATGCAAAGGTTTCTAATATTGTTGGCCTAGGCTATGACTTTGTTGAGACAAAGAAAACAAATGATGCTTTTGATTCAATTACAGATGACAAGCAGCTAGAGCGAGCCCGCAGAAAGCTAAACAAACTTCGTCAAGATATCCACGCTTGGCTAGACACAACGAATACTGAAGATACATTTACACAGACATTAATTAAGGTTTACACAGACCTTGAAGCAACAGGAAACGGTTACATTGAAGTAGGAAGAACAACAGGCGGAGACATCGGATACATTGGGCATATCCCAGCAAAGACAATGCGTGTTCGTAGACTTAGAGACGGCTTCATTCAATTGCTATATGGCAAGGCTGTATTCTTTAATAACTTTGGTGAGAACGAAACAGAAAATCCAATTGCTGGGCAAGAAGATCGCCCAAATGAAATTATTCATTTTAAGAAGTATACTCCAATGAACAACTATTATGGTATCCCAGATATTATTGCTGCACAGGTAGCCCTTGCAGGAAATGAATTGTCTGGTCGATATAACCTAGACTACTTTGAAAATAAAGCGGTCCCAAGATATATTATTACAGTAAAGGGAGCAAAGCTTTCTCCAGAGTCAGAGCGTAAATTGCTTGAGTTTTTCCAAGTAGGTCTAAAGGGAAAGAACCACAGATCCCTGTATGTTCCACTTCCAGCAGATAGCCCAGACTCAAAAGTTGAATTTAAAATGGAGCCTATTGAGGCAGGAAATCAAGAAGGCTCATTTGAGAAATATCGTAAATCAAATAGAGACGAAATCCTACTGGCCCACCGTGTCCCAATTAATAAAATTGGAACCCCAGAGGGAGTTAATTTAGCAGTAGCCCGTGATGCTGATAAAACATTTAAAGAGCAGGTTTGCCGACCAGCCCAAATGATATTAGAGAAAAAAATTAATGCAATATTTGAAGAAAAAACAGATGCCCTAACTTTAAAGTTTAATGAATTAACTTTAACTGATGAAGACACCCAATCTCAAATAGATGAAAGATATTTAAGAATGCAGGTAATTACTCCAAATGAAGTTAGAATTAGAAAAGGAATGATCCCTGTTGAAGGCGGAGATAAAATGGTTGAATTAAAGCCACAAGAAGCCGCTGATCAAAAAGCAACTGCTGGAAAAACTAGGGCCCGAGATTCCGAAAGGTCCGCAGGCTCCTCCGATAAGGTAGGGGAAGGCCGAAATGCCAAGGGCGACGGAAGACAGGTTGACTAAGTCCACTCAACTGTTATTTGCTTTATAGTCTAGAACACTATAAAATTAAGCATATGAACATTGAGAAGTCTTTATGGACCAGTAACGGCAACGTTATTAATCTGTCGGTACCTTTTACTAAAGTTAACCGTGAAAAAAGAACTGTCTCTGGATTTGCTACTCTAGACAATGTTGATCAGACTGGTGATGTTGTAACAGCAGAATCAAGTCTTAAGGCATTCGAAAGTTTTCGTGGAAACATTCGTGAAATGCACGGATCAAATGCAGTAGGCAAGATGGTCTCATTTAGACCAGAAAGCTTCTACGACCCAAAGTCAAAAGAGTTCTTTAACGGAGTTTATGTAGATGCATACATTTCAAAAGGTGCTCAAGATACTTGGGAGAAAGTTCTAGACGGAACTCTATCAGGATTTTCAATCGGCGGAAAGATTATTGAGTCAGACAATGAAGTTAACAAGGCGAACGGTAAGACCGTAAGATTTATTAAGAACTATGAACTAATTGAACTTTCTATTGTTGATTCACCAGCAAATGAGTTATGTAACATTCTTTCTATACAGAAAGTAAATGGACAACTTATTGCAAAGGGAATTGCAGTAGGTGTAGTAACTGAAAACATATTTTACTGTGCAGACAGTGATTCTGTTTTTATCTCAACAGACAAAACATATGACTCTCCAGTATCTGGAAAGCCAGCGGAATTAATAGGATGGGTCGAAAGCTCAGACGTTAACAAAGCAAAAGAGATAGATAAAATTCTTGATGCATATAAGCACTCAAGATTTACGTTGCCTGAAACACAAACAATTGCAAAACAGGCAAACGCAGAAGGAGGTAATGAAATGTCAGATAAT